TTTTCCAATGTCAATATTTTTCCGTTTGGTAGCCTCATCTTTTTGGGCTGTATTAAATATAGGATTGTACATAGTATTCTCTCTGTACAAATCAAGAATCTTATTTATTTCAAGATTAAAATCTGGTGTTAACTCTCGTTTATCCTCCGAATTAAGGGGCAATACAAGTCGTTTCTTCTTTTGAAGAGGAAATCCTGTACTACTCTTCCAATTCATAGGGTCCAGAAATCTGACTCCATCAACTCCATTTAGAGCTTCATCTTTAGACAAAACCCGCAGTTGGGATAACTCTTCTGGAGTCACACCATTGAGTATTTCATCTTTATAGGCATTAAAAGCCTCTTTAACAAAATACTCAGGCACATCAAGTGGCTCATTAAGACGTTGGATCATGCCATATCTATAGCCATCTTTCCATTCGCCATCTTCCCACTTTTTGCCCATTATGGGCTTGCCAAAATCCACCTTTCCAAATTCTGAAAAGATATATTCCTGTAAAATTGTTGGAGTCACATTACTCTTAGGTTTCGAACGGGGAAAATCCATTTGACCATAAAGTTCAATGTGTTGTGTATCCAACCAATTAAACATGTTCTTAGGGTGTAATTTATCAATTTTGTAAACACGCAAGTCCACACCGCCTGAGTCACAAGCGGCTAAGACATACCCACGACCTTTCAAGGTTGTACAGGCTTTCTCAAATTCAGCCTTAGTTAATGGACGAATAAAACCTCCATCTCGCATAGTATGTCCAGCAATAATGTATCCACCTAAATGATACTTATCGCAAACTTTATTGATGGTAAAAGATCCACAATCACCAGCTTTAACTTGGCTTTGGATCTCCATGGCTGATTGTGTTATAAAATTCCCTGTAAATGTATCAAGATACTTGATACTATCGGTATACTTACCGGGTCCAAACTTATTACTTCGAAGTGGGTGCAGTACATCGCAACCACCAGTAAATACTTCATCTGGCAGGTATTTAGAAAGATTCTTTCTAGGAGCAATATTTGGAATCTGAAATATTGCTATATCTCTATCTCTATCAAAATAAATAGAGTCCTTATTAACTAAGATATTAAAATGATAATCTTTCTCAAAATTGGGATAAATATTCAGTGCATAAACATTACTTGTTTCACACGGTTCGGGAAGGCCGTGTGCCACAGTAACTACAGTCTTACCACGTAATATCGTACCATGATTGAAAGGATTCATTTCTGTGCCAGGAGTTATTGTCTCAATTTTCACAGTGTTAAAATGAATCATCTCCTGTAAACCAGAAGCACTAACAG